TACTATGCAGTACCAGTGATGAATAGCAAGACAAAGTTAATGATAATCCATGAAGGATTGCAGCTTAAAGTATGTCGTAATGAAGAATCTGCAAGGAATTTTATTAAAAAGCATAAAAAGGGTAAATGATAGAAACTGGTCCCCCTAAAGTGTCCTTATAGTGAGGGTCAAGTCAAATGCCCATCCCTGAGACCATTTGTGGGGTTATCCTACTAAGATATGGTCAGACATCTGGGATTTGAGTCCCTCACCTTTTCACTTTACTTTTTAACAAATATGGCAACTCGCAGACGTTCATCAGCAACCAAATCTGCAACCGCAACTATTAAAAAGTCGCCAACATCTGTTACAAAAGTGTCTACAACTCCAGCAAAAAGAGTAAATAAAGTTACTCGTTCTGCAAAAGTTATGCCCGAAGTAACAGAAACTAAAGCAAATCCTAAATTCACTGAATTAAGAGGACTTGACTTTGTTATTCTTCCACTCATCTATCTTGAGGCATTTGTAGTAAACATTCTACAGAATTTAAGTCTTAATGTACCTGAAAGAGTGGCAATTAAATAACTGCACATTAATCCCCTTTCATGGGGATTTTTTATGCTATTATACACATTGATTGATTTATTATGAAAAATTTGCATCTCGAACATCCTGAAGATTCAGTCCTTAATGGTGATTTAAGTGTGCTTAATTGGTTCACTTCAGATGGTAATGTATCAGTCAAAATTGATGGTTCTCCAGCAATAGTTTGGGGACGTAATCCTTCAACTGGTAATTTCTTCGTAGGAACTAAAAGTGTCTTCAACAAAATCAAAATTAAGATCAACGAATCCCATCAGCAAATTGATAACAATCATCAGGGAAAAGTGGCAGAGATTCTTCATCATTGCCTTGATTACTTACCTCGTACTGATAACATCTACCAAGGTGATTTCATCGGTTTTGGTGGCGATTCTACTTACTGCGCTAATACCATAACGTATAAGTTTCCTGAGATTATTGATACTGAGATTATAATTGCACCTCATACTGAATACTTTGCAGCTAAAGATTTGAGGGATGCAGTATCTCAACCTATACAATCTCGGTTAAATGATACACTTGATGTTGTATTCATTCAACCTAAAGTAAGAATATCACCTCACTTAGATGATATTCAAGACATATGCAATTTTGCGAAACAAATTGCAACAATGTGCGAATTTCCTGAGCAAAGTATAGTTAATAAACTCAAAAAGCAAATTAATACTTGTATTCGTGAAGGATTAGAAGTTGATGATCTTACTTTAGATTCACTGGCCCACTATAACTCTATCGACATAAATGTGTTACGTTTGTGGAAATTAGTAGAGACAATTAAGATGGATATGTTTTGCTATCTCCATCCAGATGATGATTTAGAATGTACAATAGAGGGACGTAATGTTGACCATGAAGGTTATGTAATGTCTAATAAGTTTGGTACATTTAAGATAGTAGATAGAAGAACATTTTCTTATCATAACTTTAATCGTGCTAGGTATTAGAAACTGGTCCCCCTAAAGTGTCCCTATAGTGTAATCACGATTTAAAATAAAATGAGATATTCAGTTCATTGTCCATCCGCACCTTATGAGAACTCCTCATTTGTTAACCTTGATGAGTGTTGGGGTTTATGTTTAGATCTCTCTGAAGAATACGGTTATGCCGAAGTTCGTTACGGAGAATGTGTGATGGGTTCATACACCAACGGACAGTAATTACTGTCCTTTTTATTAACAATTCACCCCTAATTCATTATGACAACAGCAATCCCAACCATCGCAGTATTTCCAGAAGAAAAACTCACTTTAGATCAAAAGATTGAAAAGTGGGTGTGGCAATTATGCAGAACTCTTGAGGAAAACTATCAACAATCCTATCCTAATTCATCTAGTGATAAAACATTTAAGATGGAATTTGGTAGGAAATATATTAAGATAGTTGGCACAGATATTGACTCTAATGGTAAAGAATGGAGTCAAGGTGTTCATGCTTTCATTGATAAGAAAACAGGTGAAGTTTATAAACCTGCATCATGGAAATCACCTGCAAAGATTGTTAGATATGATCTAAGGATTATATCAGATAGACAAAGATTGCATAACCCAAACTTTACAGATTGGGCTGGCGGTTATCTTTACTTACGCTAATTAAGGAGGCAAACTAACAATGAACAAAATTGATTTTCTTTCTAATGTGTTAAGAGATTACTGCACATTACATGACCTAGAACATATCTCTGCTGATGAATTGCTCCATGAAAGTATCAATCATCAAGACATGGATTGTTATGAGAAATTAACATCGGAGCAAGAAGATTGGTTATCATGCTATATTAAAGTATGGGACACAATTCAGGAGGTTAATTAACACAATGACTAAACAATCATTCAACCCAAGTATAGCAGAAGATCTTAATCGTCCTTATGATGTAACACTAACTGAGGGACAAATTGCAACTATTCTTTACATTTTAGAAGGTGCAATGCAAGGTAATGATGAATACAATGAAGAGGATCAATTTCAGAAAGATGTTGATAGTATCTTTGAAACATTAGAAGGAGCAGTTGATAACTTCTATTCTAAAGTTGAAGCTGCTCAGAGTAAACAACCTGAACCAGAATGGGAGGACTAAATGATAACTAAGGTCAACAATCGCACAAGGGCAGGTAATAATGGGAAAGCAATAGTTTGTCCCTATTGTACTGCACCTGCTACTGTATTTCACTTTAGTTGGAGTGCATTAACCTGCCAATATTGTGGCAAGTCCATTAACAAACAAAACTGGAATCTTTCGGAGGCAAACTAATGTTAATTGAAGTCAAATTGTATGTTGGAGGTCAAGTTTTTACTGAAGAAGTTCATGCTGTTAATTATCAAGAAGCAAGAGAAGTTGCATTAGCACGTAATCCAAATGCAAGGGTAATTAGTGTTAATGCTAAGTTTTAATTAGCCTGCTAGGTTATAGTAACTGGTCCCCCTAAAGTGTCCCTATAGTGAAGGGACTGTTGAGGATGCTGCCCTAAGCAGAGTTCGACTCCTCAACAGTCCCGACAAACAGTTTTTTAATTCACTATATTATGTCACTCAAATTTGAAGTCAACGGCAAGCAAATTGCCCACAAAGATCTTAACACTGTTAGAGATTTCTTCACTGATGATCAATGGGATCTCATAGATCGTGCCTTAAGTGAGTATCAAGACCATGACGATTACACATCTGAATGTAAAGATACCCTTGATGTTATCTATCAACTATTCCGTTCATCTTACTAAGGAGACTAACAATGAGTTCACTAAACAATGAGATCATTCTTGAGAATCTATGGGATGAAGTTTGCGAAGAGTTTCCAACACTTAGTCCTGAAGATAGAGAGAAAATCTGTTATCAACGTTTTGAAGATCTTTCACAATGAAACTATTAACAACAGGCAGAATTATCGGATCATTCCTGATAGTTACTGCCTATTTTATTGTGTTACATGTATCAGCAACATTAGGGGCATTTATGCATCTAATTGCTAACATAATAAGCATACCATTCTTTATAAGAACTAAGGCACATGATGTAGTAATAATGTTATCATTCTTAATCCTTATTTCACTAACCAAACTAACAACAATCGGAGGCTAATTACCATGAACAGTTTAAATGAATTCTACAATTATGTCTATGATTTCTATAACCCTGATAGTGATCTTTATCCTATTAAAGGTTTAACAATGAATGACATAATGCTTGCCTTTAAAGTATATCGAAAGAGAATACAAGAGGCAGAAAGTAATAATGGACGCTGGTTTAATGTTACATATGAATGGGGTGGAGGTGATACATTAGATAGAGAAAGAGTCAGAGATATTATACTTGAGCAACCACAATTCTCACTCGGAGGTTAACAATGAAAGAAAGAATGATTCTCATCACTGATTGTAACATAAAGGATGCAATTGGTTTGTGGTATTGTAATAGTTACAGTACTCTAATTGATAAGGTAAGTAATACTTTTCAGCAAGAGATTACACATTGTTCATTTACACATAACACCTTAAATTCACTCACTTCTTACTTATGATTTACACAGGAACTGCAAACCCAAATGCAACAAATAGCGAGTTAGATGCTAAAATCATTATAACACATAAGCAACCTGATTTAGGTGAAGAGAGTGTTAATGATGATGATAAAGATAATCCACTAGTTAATAACATAGTGAGCCAGCCCTAAGTTATAGAAACTGGTCCCCCTAAAGTGTCCCTATAGTGTAAGCATTGATTTGATCTAAATGAGAAAACTTGAAAAGCAAATGAATTTCGCTCTTTCCAATAAGGGCAACTGGGCAGGATCTAACACCTCTGTTTCTTACAATGATTCAACAAATTGCTCTTCTGTTTATCTACATGGTCATCAAATTGCAACCCTTGATCATAACACCAACGCAGTCAAATTAGACTCATGTGGTTATGAAACAAACACTACAAAATCTCGCTTAAATGCAATTTTAGAAGAGGTTAAGTATGGTTGCAAAGTATTCCAAAAGAAATTTGAATGGTTCGTTAGTTATCATGGAACCACTACAGATTTCATTGATGGAATGATACTATTAGATACACATTCCTTAGAGGTTGCATAACACCCAACCTCTTTTTACTGCTCTTAATTATTAACTAGCCCGCTATGTTTATTGTATTCACATCCCCTAATCAGTTCACAAAGACTTATACTGAAGCATATCAAATTGCAGAGGAATGGTTTAACAATACAGGTGAAATAGTAGCAGTTGAGGTATCAGAACATCATCCATATTACCCCTGTTAATTGTATCTCAGTTCTTTGAAATCTCTCAGAACGAGATGCGAAAGCGATTTTTTTAACCCCATTAATTATCATCAACTATGACTCCACTAACTGTTAATTACAACGAAATCTTGAAGGATGAGTATTATAATGAGTATCAAGATTTTGAGACTATTAGTACATGGTATAACCCACTATATTGGATATTAGAAGAATGAATTATAAGCACTATATGTTCCTAACTGTCTTTGCAATTATGTTAACTGGATTGAACATATTTGCAGCAATAAGAGATAGCAAGGGACTTTCACAAACTAACAACAATCCAATACCAATTAGCGTTATTCCTTATCAATGAACAGACCTGAATTACCCCCAATACTTGATACTAAAGATGTAGAAAAGTATAAGGATGAAGATGAAAGAGAGCGTAAATATTGTTATAAACCGTACCGCACTTTGAGGAATTATTAACAATGGAAATGAACGATTATAGTGGCCCTGAGTATAAAGATTTGTACAAAGAAATACTCATTGATTATAACTATAGATTCCCTAAGTTCCACCCTATTCCTTATCCACTCAAACCAATTATTCAGGATGAAACTAACAACAATGCCTAACACATTAACATCAGAAAAAGCACAACAATTGACAAAGGATTTGATGGATGTAGTATCATTGGATAAGAGTATATTAGAGGAACTATGTGATACTTACATCTATTACCTAAATGATAAAGAAGTAGGCGAATTGAATGAGTATATTGATAGTATTCTGGGGGTAGATTAAGTGCTTATGTATTATCTAAGTTTTCCACAGTTATTGTTAGTTATAGGGGTAAATCTGTGGAAAAGTATATTAAATGCCTTTCAAAATGCCCTTATAAATATACCCACGTGTTTTATACTTTTCCACAAGGGTGTTAATAAAGGAGAGTTAATCAGTGGAATAAATGTTAATAAAGACATTGTAATCTGTGGAATTAATGTCTCTCAGTGTTGTTATCTTAGCGAGCATTATATCACAATCTCGCTGTTAATGTCAACCCCCTCAGTTATATTTTGTGGGGGTGAACATAAAACTTGACAGTATAAGGAATCTATCCTATAATGTCTTATATAAGTTACTCCAACCAAACTCTAATCTCATGGCAGTTTCTATCAACAACCGTACATCCGAAAAGTATAGAATAACCCTAGAAGTCTGTGTGGAAGATGACTTTAATCCGCAACAAATTGACTGGCGGAAAGTCTTAGATTTGCAGGATAATGAGTCAGTAGTTAGTTACACTGAGTCGCTAAGTATTCCTGACCGTTATTAACACTTAAGCATGGGAATGTGTTAGCCCTAAAGTTACACAAATTGAACACCTTATTACCTGCCTTATTATGTCTAAAACCTTTGCAATCTTCCTTCTTGAAAATGCAAACAATGGAAATGAAATCCTTGCCGTCTTGGATGACATCAGCGAGGTACAAACTACAGCACTATAAGTAACAACAACTGTGCAGGGGAGTTATTGACACTCTCCTGCATATATGTTATAATGATAAGTAACACATAGTGGCTGCACAGTTTATGATAGTTTGATTATGCGTATTTGACAGTCTATGTAATACCGTGATTCGCAGTATTAGGGCGGCGTTGTTGATGTTGGGCGGTGGGGCGTTGTTAGAAAAATCGAAGTAGCTAACCTACAGAGGTGACAAATCGAGAGAGAGATATTAATATATAAAAAATATCGGCCAGAAATTTTTCGCCGTATAGGGTTTCATGAATAAGGGTTTTACATCTATTACGTTTCAGGTAATAGTACATGTATTAGCAATAGTTGCATTACTTCCTCAGTTTTGTAGTTGGGGAAGTTTTTTAGTGTTTATTTTTTCCTTCTGGTTGACTGGTTGTTTTGGGTTGACATTAGGATATCATCGTCTACTAGCACATAGATCATTTGAAGTACCTCTATGGTTTGAGAGAGTCATTGCCACACTTGGAGCATTGTCTTATCAGTTTGGTCCTCTACGTTGGGTTAGTATACATCGACAACATCATAAGCATTCAGATACTGAGTTAGATCCGCATAATAGTGAAGAAGGTTTTTGGTGGAGTCATATGGGATGGTTATTCAAGAATCCTCCGTATGCTAATAGAGAGTATGTAAGTGATATAATAGATGATACTTATTATAGATGGCTAGACAAATGGTTTTGGACATTACAAATCCCCCTTGGAGTTCTTCTGTATAGTTTGGGAGGATGGTCATTTGTATTATGGGGTATACCTGTAAGATTAGTATATACCTTTCATGCTACTGTTATTGTTAATTCTGTTACTCATAAATGGGGATATCAAACATTTAGTGAAGTACCTGGATTAAATAACCCTTTAATTTCTTTAATTTCATTTGGTGAGGGATGGCATAATAATCATCACGAATATCCAGAGTCTGCAAAATTAAGTTATTTGAAGAATGAATTTGACATAACATGGTATCATATAGTATTATTAAAGAAACTTGGGTTAGCAAAGAATGTACGGCTACCAAGTAATATATAAATCAGTTTATGTTGAGGATGATGCAAAACATTGATGATATTACGTATCACATTTATTTAAAGGACAAACCAATATATTGGAATTTAGATGAGGAAGATTTTGATGAGAAATGGCAGATGTTACATGTAATGATAGATTTAATAACAACTGATTATGAAAAGGAAGATCTATCATATACTAAGTTACAAGGTAAGGTAGGATATGGTGGTCCTGGAAGAGTAGTATATACCACACCTATAGACGAAGATTCTTATTGACAATTACTAAATAAACTGTTAAAATAACATTGAAGTGAGTTAACTTTTATGGCTAAAGGATTTAAGGTAAAAACAGTTGCACCTAAAGCAAAAGGCCCTGAATGGGACATAGATGCAATTAAAGAACGAATGAGAGGAAAGAAGATTGTCTTTTGCTTACCAGGTAGAGGATGTTCTTATATCTTTTTAAAGAATTTTGTTCAACTGTGCTTTGATATGGTACAGAACAATATGAGTATTCAGATATCACAAGATTACTCATCAATGGTAAACTTTGCACGTTGTAAGGTACTTGGTGCTAATGTACTACGTGGTTCAAAACAAATTCCTTGGGATGGTAAGTTAGAATATGATTACCAACTCTGGATTGATAGTGATATAGTCTTTGACACTTCTAAGTTCTGGCAGTTATGCGATTTAGCATTACCCGCAGAAGTTGAAGGGAAGGAGACAGAAGAAGCAGAAGTAGCAGCAGGATGGTATGCCACTGAAGATGGTACTACTACTTCCGTTGCACACTGGCTTGAAGAGGATGACTTCCGTAAGAACGGTGGTGTTATGAATCACGAAACCGTTGAGACAATGGGTAAGCGTAAGAAACCATTCACTTGTGATTACACTGGTTTTGGTTGGGTGCTTATTAAGAAAGGTGTATTTGAAAACCTTGAGTATCCTTGGTTTGCTCCTAAGATGCAAGTCTTTGAATCTGGTGAGGTTCAGGATATGTGTGGAGAGGACGTTAGTTTCTGTTTAGACTGCATTGAAGCAGGTTATAAGATCTGGGCGGATCCTCGTATTCGTGTCGGTCACGAAAAAACTCGTATTATCTAAATTATGCAATTTGCGTCGTGTCTCGGGCTTTTCCTCGTACTTGGTATAACTGGATTTGCCCTTTATCTTAAATCATTTAACCCACATTAAATATGGCTAAATCAGTAGCATGGAATCCTGAAACGTTTATCGAAACGAAACCGAAAAAAACTCGGCAAGGAACAGGAAAACATACGAAATATGCTGCCTCCTCTCGTAACAAAGCACCAAAGCGATATAGAGGCCAGGGCAAATAACACATATAGTGTCTAAATAGACTAAATTGTCTCTTTTAGGCACTTTTTTAATGCACACCATCGTATTGGAGATCACAATGGCACCTAAAATGCTTAGAGAGATCATGGAAGACGATCTAACACCTAAGAAAAGCGACAAAATGGAGAAATCTCAGGACTTTTATGAACGTCTTGACGATCCTGATGATGGTTTAGACTATGAAATCGAAAGTTATGAGGTAATTACTGAATACAGGTAATAAACCTTAATAAATAATATAGGTCTAGGTAATTTTTATGCCTTTAGAAAGGGTAAGTCAAGGATTTAGGGATATTAGTGCTTCATTTAAGATTAATCCTCTTAATGATGACCTAGTTCCACTAAAAAATGAGCAAGCAATTGCTCGTTCTATAAGAAATATTGTCTTTACTATCCCTGGAGAGAAACCTTTTCAACCAGACTTCGGTTCAAACATCAGTTCCTTACTATTTGAGAGTATTGATGAAGTAACTGCAGTTAATATTAAGGATGAAATTAGAGAATCTATAGAAATCTATGAACCTAGGGTTATATTGAGAGATGTTGCAGTATTTCCTGATTATGATAATAACAATTTTGAAGCAACAATCGTATATGAAATAGTGGGAATCGATGCCCCACCTCAATCATTAGAATTTGTGTTACAGCCAACTAGATAAATGCCTCTTCAAAATTTTACTAATCTGGATTTTGACCAGATTAAAGACTTACTTAAAGATTATATAAGGAATAATTCCAATTTTACGGATTATGACTTCGAGGGATCTAATCTGTCAACCATTCTTGATGTACTATCATACAATACTTACATAACCTCTTACAATGCCAACATGGTATCTAATGAGGTATTCATAGATTCTGCTACTCTGAGAGAAAATGTAGTATCATTAGCAAGAAATATAGGATATTTACCAAGATCAAAGAAATGTTCAAGAGCACAAATAAGATTTTTTGTAGATTTAAGTAGTGTTACTCCTGCACCTGCAAATTTAACCCTTGCAAAAGGTCCAGCTGCTAGTACAGGGAACCAATTTGGTGGTCAATCCTTTGTTTTTAACCTTCCTGAAGATAAAACAGTATCAGTTGTTGATGGTGAAGCAACTTTTCTGGAATTAGAAACCTATGAAGGGACTCTTCTTGACAAAACTTTTACATATTCGTCTAGAAATCCCAATCAAAGGTTCATTTTACCTAATACTGGTATAGATCTTGACACTTTAATCATTAAAGTTAAACCAACATCAGGTTCTACCGTTAGTGTTAAGTATGTAAGACAAGATAATCTCTTTAATGAGACGACTGGGACTACAATTGACGGTACTTCTAACATATATTTTATTAATGAAGTAGAAAGTGAGCAATATGAAATAATTTTTGGTGATGGAGTCTTTGGTAAAGCACTAGAAGATGGTAATATTGTTGAAGCTTCTTATATCGTAGCGAGTGGTGATAGTGCTAATGGTGTGAGTAATCTTACATTCGCAGGTAGATTGACATATACTAGAAACTCGGTTGATATCAATGTAACCAGTGGTATCTCTTTAATCACTGTTAATACCCCCTCTAGTGGCGGTGAGAGCATCGAAAGTACTGACTCCGTTAAAAAGTACGCACCACAAGTTTATACCACTCAGAATAGAGCATTAACTGCAAATGATTATGAAATTCTAATTCCAAATAAAATTTATCCCGAAACTGAATCAATCTCTGTATATGGTGGTGAAGAGTTAGTTCCACCACAATATGGAAAGGTGTTTATTAGTATAAAACCAAGAACTGGTGATTTTGTACCTAATATGATTAAGCAAAATATTAAAAGGGATTTGAAGAAATATGCTGTTGCTGGAATTATCCCTGAAATATTAGATTTGAAGTATCTCTTTATTGAAACTAATAGCAATGTATATTATAATACGAATGCAGCACCAAATGCAGCTTTTGTTTCTACAAGAGTGCAACAAGATATCACAAAATATTCTGAATCTTCAGAATTAAATAAGTATGGTGCAAGATTTAAATATAGTAAATTTTTGAAGGTCATAGATCAGAGTCATGAGTCTGTTACATCCAATATTACTACTGTTGAGATGAGAAGAGACTTAAGAATAGCACTAGATCAATTTGCTGAATATGCAATTGATTTTGGTAATGAAATTCATATTAATTCAATGGATGGATATAATATTAGATCAAGTACTTTTAAAGTATTGGATATTAATGAAGATGTTTATCTTACTGATATTCCAGATCCTAATAAAAAGACTGGAAGTATTTCATTATTCTCATTAAATGAAGGATCTACTAGTCCAGTTGTTCAAAGAAAGAAGGCTGGTACTATAAACTATAAAACAGGTCGGGTTACATTAGATCCGATAAATATAGTATCAGGAAAAACTAAAGACAGTGTTCAAATTTTAGAAATTTCTGCAATTCCCGAATCAAACGATATTATCGGATTACAGGATCTTTATTTGCAACTAGATAGTAGTAATGTTGACATGATTGTTGACGAAATTAGTTCAGGAATCGACCCATCAGGATCCAATTATGTTGTTACCCCAAGTTACACTTCTGGCAGCATTGTAAGATAAAAAATGACAGAAAAGAGAGTTCAATTTAATCAGATTGTAAAGAATCAACTGCCAGAGTATGTGCAGAATGAATTTCCTTTGCTTGGTGATTTCTTATCTCAATATTATTTGGGACAAGAGTATAAAGGTGGTCCTTTAGATCTAATTCAGAACATTGATCAATATATAAAATTAAGTGAATGTGGAGATATAACAAAAAGTACAATATTAAATGAAGTAGATGATAATGCAGATGATACTTGGTTAGATCAGTATCAAACGACTATTGCTGTTGAGAATACTGAAGGGTTTCCTGATAATTGGGGACTAATAAAAATTAATGATGAGGTTATTACATATGCAAGTAAGACATCTATCAGTTTTGTTGACTGTATTAGAGGATTTAGTGGTATTACGTCCTTTACAAACTCTTCTAATCCAGAAAATCTTGTTTTTACGAATTCTGAAAGAGCTATTCATGAAAAAGAATCTGTTGTAGAGAATTTAAGTATCTTATTTTTAGAAGAATTTCTTAAAAAGATTAAAAGGCAGTTTTTATATGGATTTCAAAAAGACTTAGATCCAAAAATCAACGAAAAACAGTTTATTCGTCAATCTAAAGACTTTTACTCCACTAGAGGAACTGAAGAATCCTTCAAAATCCTCTTTGGAGCACTATATGGAGAGCAGGTTAGTGTTGTTCGTCCTATTGATAATGTAATTTCACCTTCCAATGCAAATTTTAAGAAAACTAGAGATGTTATTGTAGAACCAGTCCTTGGAAACCCCGAAGATTTGGAAAATTTGACTCTTTTTCAAGATGAATTTGAAAATATATCAAAAGCATATGCTCCTATATCAGCTGTAGAACAAGTTAATGTTGGTGTTTTAACAAATAGATATTATAAACTTAGTCTTGATGCTTCTTTTAACCAAAATGATGGATCTACCGAATTAATATATGGTAAGTTTGCAGTAAATGCGGAAACTAGAGTAATTGGTCAAGTCGGTATTGCTCAAACCTATATGGATGTAGATTCCACTTTAGGATTTCCTAATTCTGGAACACTTTCCTTTACTTATGAGAATGGAACGGCTGGAGTATGTACATATGCTGATAAAACTGTAAATCAATTTTTAGGAATTAATACAACTGGAATTGATGATATAATTAGCGATAAAACAAGCATAGATCAGGATACTTTTGCTTATGCAGTTGGTGTTGGATCTACAAATCCAATAAGAGTAAAAATAAGATCTGTTTTACATGATTTAGAACTTCCTAAGAATAATTACTACCAAAGGAAGGGATCAAAGGTAAAAATTAAATCTTTGGGTGAAATTGGTAATACCGTCAATGCAAATAATTGGTTATTTAATACTGCACAAAGTTATGTTGTAAAATCTTTAGTTTTAGTTGATTCTATTAATAATACTTATAAATTAATTACCGAAGATAGTAATATTCTTAGAATTGGTGATAAAGTTACGACACATGAGACTGTTATAAGTGGAACTCAATGGGGATCTCTTATAACATCAGATTTTGGACCAATTTCCAAAAAATATTATACTGTTACTGATGTTTTTGATAAAAGCACTTGTTTGATAACAGGAACGGGTATCGGAGACCCAAATCAAGTTACTAAAGTAACTAAAACAATTTCTAAAGCAGATTCTAATATCCATGACAATTTAAATAAGATTACAGCTAATATTCAGAACATCTATACTGAAAATGATAAGGTTTTAGTTGCATCATCATCATTACCATATACAGGACTTACTAAATTAGATCCAAGGTTGCAAAAATACACTTTTAGTGGAACTTATGCTGCAGGTACTGAAGAAATACAAATAACAACAGGAGTTGATCATAATTTTTATACTGGAGATGCTGTTTATTACACACCACAGAAAAGTGTTATAGTTACACCTCTTCCAGACGGTACTATTGTTAATCAGGAAGTTATTGAGAGTTCTCTCTTTGGTAATCAAATAGATTATCGGGGTGAAGGACTTTATTTTGTAAAAAGGGTAAATGGAAACATAGTAAAATTTGCAAAAAGTACATCTGATTTATATTCAGGTATTTTTGCACAAGTATCAGTATCTGATGGATTAAATGATGTTACTATTACTTCTAATGATATTCAGAAGTATAATTTTGATAAGAAAAAGATAGAACCACAAAAACTTTTTAGGCAAGTTTATAAACCAGTACATGATGGGAAAAAACATGAAACACTTCCTGGATATAATGGAATTCTGATAGATGGTGTAGAAGTTTTAAATTATAAGTCTAAAGATTTTGTATATTATGGAAATTTAAATTCTATTGATGTTATTAGTGGTGGAAAAAATTATGATGTGATCAATCCACCTGTTTTGTCTATTAATGATTCTGTTGGTACTGGAGCAACGGGAACTTGTTCAGTTAATGGATCTATAGAGGATATTAGAATTATAGATTCTGGATTCGATTATTTAGATGTTCCTACTATAAAAATTAGTGGTGGTAATGGAAAAGATGCTACTGCGGTTGCTAAATTAAATACTGTTCCTCATGAGGTTCGATTTAATGCTACTGGAGTTGGTCTGGGTACAGTAGCTATTGGAACTGTAACAGATTCAAATGCTGGTGTTAATACATCTTCTATTGGATTTACTACTTACCACAAATTTAGAGATGGTGAAAGAGTTGTATATGATAATGCTGGAGGAAATCCTTTGGTTGGGTTATCCACTGATGCAATATATTATGCTTCTAAACAAACTGAATATACTATAAAATTGCATGAGAATTTTAATGATGCTGTTGTTGGTCTTAATACAATATCAATAACTAATTTTGGTACAGGTGTTCAAGCATTTAAATCCTTAAAAGGAAAAGCTGTTGTAAGTTCTGTTGTAGTAACAAATAAAGGTTCTGGATATGAAAATAGGCAAAAGTCATGTCCTACAACTGGAATTAATACTGCATCTAATACTATAGAAATTTCTAGTCATGGATATGAGACTGGTGAGATTATTAGTTATTCTGTAGATGGAACAGAAATTGATGGTCTTTCAACTTCGTTAGATTATTATATTTCCGTTGTAAATCAAGATTCTTTTAAATTAGCAACTGTAGGAGTTGGAACAACTGTAAAGGATTTTTATTTAAAGACAAACCAATTCCAAGATTTGAGATCGATTGGTGTAGGAACTCATACTTTTAACTATCCTTCTATTTCGGTAGAAATTAATGGAACTGTTGGAATATCATCTATATCAGGAAACACCTTTGAGGCGACTCTACAACCGATTGTAAGGGGTGAAATAACAGGTGTTGATATTACCAGAACTGGAGTTGGATATGGAGCCTCAGAGGTTCTTAACTTCCATAGGACACCTGATGTTAGTGTAAATTCTGGTAGAGATGCTGTACTAACTCCAGTTGTTTCTAAAGGAAAAATTGTTGATGTTAGTGTTGCTTATGGTGGTACTGATTATAATTCTCCACCTTTATTGAGTGTTTCTGGAATAGGTTCTGATGCAAAATTAGTTCCTCAGATGAATTCTGCAGGTACAATTATTTCTGTAAATATTCAGCAAAGTGGTATTGGTTATGGAACTTCAGATACCTTTATTAAAGTAGTAGAATCAGGATCTGGAGTTAAATTCAGACCATCTATACAATCTTGGAGAGTCAATGAGTTTAAAAAGAATTTAACAATATTGAATGAAGATGATGCATTTATTTCTGTGCCAGTTAATAGGGATTTTGGTCTTCAATGTTCATATGTTTATGCGCCAAGAAATTTAAGAAAGATTTTATATCAGACTGATGGAGATGGTAATGTTTTATATGGTAAGAAAGATTTAAGTCTGATAAATGGTGTAGAACAAAGTTCAGGTTCTCATTCTCCTATTATTGGATGGTCCTATGATGGACACCCAATTTATGGTCCATATGGATATGTGAATAAAACTGGTGGTCCAGTAGTTCAAATGAAATCTGGATATGTTGAACAAGCTACTAGTAGAGCAAATAGACCACCTACATCAGTCTTCCCGCCAGAATTTTTTGTAGAAGATTTTAATTGGACATCATCAACGGATGAATCATATCTTGATGAGAATAATGGAAGATTTTGTGTAACTCCAGAATTTCCAAAGGGAACATATGCTTATTTTGCAACATATGATGGAGCACCATCTTCTGCAGGAGTATTTAAAAATTATAAGCAACCAGTTTTCCCATATTTGATTGGAAACTCTTATCATACTAAACCTAATAGTTTTAATTTTAGTAGATTATCAAATCAAGTAGATTATGATTTAAATAGAACAAATTGGAGACGAAATAGTTATCCATATGGATTTGCCAAGGATTATAGTGGTTATGATTATGTTATGCAATCCTATGATTATGTCAAACAAGATTCTATTATTGATTATGCTGAAAAGGGATCAGTAGATTCTGTTGGAATTATTACTGGTGGAGTTTCTTATAAAATTAATGATAAACTTGTTTTTGATGATGAAATAATTAATACTTCTAATGTATCTGCTAAAGTTACTAAACTATCTGGACCAGGAATAGCAGAAATAAGTGTAACGAATCAAAAGTTTGATAATGTAGAATTTTATCCTACAGGTAATAGTTTTGTCGGAATTGCAACAACTAATTTTGGATATGTAAATAATGCTTTAGTAACGGTTTCTGGTTTAACAACTACATCATCTTTAATTCAAGGAAAATACAATATTGGAATTGGTACTAATAGATTAGTTCTAACTCAAGGAATATCTACAGATGGAGCAACAGGTGTTGTTACTTACTTCCCAGTAGCTGGTAATATAAACTTTATTCGACCAAATGATATTTTAATGGTTGGATATGGTAATAGTGAAGAGAATGTTAAGGTTTTAAGTATTGATAAACAGTCAAGTAGATTAAGAGTCTTAAGAACTCATAATATTGGAGTAACTGCTCCTATAGGTTTATCGCATACTTCAACAACTCGTATAGAAGATCTACCGAGATCATTTGTTGTTGACGTTGGTATTAATACTACATTTAACTCTAGAACAAATACTGAATATTATTTTAATCCATCAGAAGCTGTTGGTCTTGCTAATAGTAGTACTACTGTAGTTGGATTGGGTACAACAGTACCAATTTCAAATCCAGGTGCTGGTGCTACGCAAGTCTTTATTCCAACTCAAGCAATTTATCTTCCAAGTCATAACTTACAGACTGGTGACGAAATTACATATCATATAAACCAAACAAATGGTGCATCTATAGGTATAGCAAACGATAATCAACATGGTATTGGTGCTACATCCCCAACTACAACTCTTCTTTCTGTATATCAAAAATTATGGGCAACAAAATTAACTGACGATTTTGTTGGTCTATCTAGTGTTAGAGTTGGTTTAGGTTCTACAGGAACTTATATTGGTGCTGCTTCTAGTGTATCTACTTCTGGATTACTTCATTTCTTAGGATCTGGTATTGGATCATATCATAGTCTTAAGACTAATTATTCTGAAGTTATAAAAGGATCTGTAGATAAAAATATAGTTAGTGTTGTTGGAGTAGCCACACATGGATTGACTACTAAAGATAAGGTATTTGTTGAGGTTAGTCCAGGACTTACTACTAGTGTAGCAATTAAGTATAATAAAGCAAATAGGAAATTAGTTGCTAATCCTTTAGGATTCTCCACTTCTGGAATTAAAACTGATACTTCTACTTCAGGTCTTCAGAATACAATTCAAATTGATGATCATAGGTTAACTACAGGACAAACAGTTATACATTTATCTGGTGATAATCCAGTATCATCTTTGGTAGATCAGCAGCAATATTATGTGTATGTTATTGATAATAATAAATTTAGACTTACTGACAATCTGTATGAGACTACTAGACCACTTCCTAAGTTTGTTAGTCTTGCTTCTTCTGGTGCAGGAACTATTTCTCCAGTTAATCCTCCATTAACATTCTATAGAAATTCGAAGGTGGAATTTGATGTTTCAGATTCAACTTTATCATATGAACAAAGTTCAACTAGTTTTGCTGGATTTACTTTAGATTTTTATAGAGATTCTAATTTTTCTCAAAAATATATTACGAATGGATTAACAGATACATTTGATGTTACTAATACTGGTACAATTGGTGTATCTGGAGATGCCAAGGTAACTCTAACTGTTAATGAGAATACTCCAGATATTCTTTATTATAAGTTAACTCCAGTTCCAACAGAAGAAAATTTAACGGTTAATAAAGAGATTGTTATAGATGATAATGTTGATTTGAATAATCAATTATTATTTACTGATAGTTTGTATAATGGCGAATTTAATATTATTTCAACGGGAACAACAACATTTACTTATGATATAGAAGAGTATCCAGAAGCATCTTCATATACTCTTGGTGCAGATTCCAAATTGCAATATGCAACTATTTCTACCAGTGCTTATGGTAGAATTGAAGATATTACAGTTCTTGATGGTGGTTCAGGATATTTAAGTTTACCAGGAATTACTACTATTAATTCTGCAGTAGGATCAGGTGCTGTAATAGAACCTTTTAGTAAATCAATAGGAAAAGTTTCAAGAGTTACTATTGAAAATATTGGATTTGATTATCCTTCTGATAAAACTTTAGAACCAACTGCAGTATTACCTCAAGTATTAAGAATTGAACCTCTCACGGGATTTAAATATATTGGTATTACATCTTTTGGACAAGGTTATAATACCGATCCAAGTTTAGTAGTTCTTGATGGAGTTACTAATAAACCAGTTACTGATGTTGATTTGAGATATAATCCAGATGAACAGGTTGTTGATGTTCTTGAAAATTCAGAATCTTTAAACAATACAACACCATCAATTATTCCTGTTGGAAATCCTAATGGAGTTAGGGCTTCAAATATTACATATGATAATGCAACTCAAGAAGTAACGGTAACTCTTAAGAAAGGATTTAGTGGAGTTGTTGGCCAATCTGGGACATATATCGATCCATTCCCATTTGAGGTTGGTAGTAAATTCTTAGTCGAGAATGTAAGTGTTGGAATTGCTTCTACTGCTCTTGGATATAATTCATCTCAATATGATTACGCTTTATTTACTGTATCTGAAGTATCTCCAAATTATGGTGGTCTTGGAATTGTAACCTATAGTATGGCAAATTATCTTGCCAAGAATGTAGAATATCCAGGTATAATGGATGCGATCAATTCTGTTCCTTCATTGGTACCAGAAAAATGGTTCCCTAAATTTGATGTAAAATTACAATCAAGTAGATTTAGACCAGGTGATGATATAAAGAGTAGTGGGGGAGCAAAAGGAACTGTATTCTCATGGGATGAATCAAGTAAATATCTGACAGTAGAATCAGCTGATAAATTTGTTGTTGATGATGTTATTGAACAGGTAAGATTCCGTGGCAATAAAATGCCCGATAATCAGTATTCATCTCCTACTGGAGCAAAGGGTTTAATTAAGGAACAAATTAGTTTTGAAACTAAGTATAATTTTGATTATTATTCTGTTGTAGAAAATGGATGGGAATATAATACAGGAATATTAAATAATGAGTTGCAGAGAGTTCATGATAATGAATACTATCATGCTTTCTCTTATGCTATTAAATCACATGTTCAATATGATGAATGGAAAGATATTGTAGGATCTTTGAATCATACAGCTGGATTTAGAAAGTTTAGTGATCTTCAAGTAGAATCAAAACTTCCTTCAGCAAAATCTAATACACTTCGTCCAGGAATTACAACTGCTACCGATACTACAATAGAAATAACTTCTCTTCAGAATTTAAATTCTGTTAATAATTATGATTTAGCATCTGAGAATTATTTAAGATTGGAGTCAAGTAGATATTCTGATGAGATTAATTTTAAAACTCGTCTTATAACTGATTATGCAGAATCTGTTTCTAATAGAGTTGTAACTATTGACGATTTTAGCAATCTCTTTAATAGTAATCCAAGATCGACTCCATTTGCAGATGTTTATAGGCAACGTCTGGCTGATGGTAGATCTCAGATGTTCCTTGCATATATTCAGGATAGATTATATACGGGTGAACGACAAGTAATGTTTGTTAATACATTGCATGATACTGGTCGTGGACTTACTATGATTAATCAGTATGGTGCTATTGATACTGTTCTTGATCTTGGACAATTTGATTATGCAATTGATGGTGCAGAATCTATTCTTCGTTTTTATCCACACAAATATAAGTTAAACAATTATAACGTTGTATTATGGTCTTATCATATTGATACAAATCAACTTGGACTTACTACTTCTATAGCAGGTACAGGATCCGCAGGTATTGGTAGTACTACCATCCCAGGTGCTCCATATAACCCTACAGATGGTCTTAATGGGTCTTTAGTTAGTATCGCTACAACTAACGTTGAAATCGCTGGAGGAGCAGCAAAGGTCATTCATACGTTAGCAGGAATCGGAACTACAACATCAGGTACAAGATCTGCTAAACTTTTAGTTAGTGTTGAGGGTAGTGATGGAAGTGTTGAATATGATCAGGTAAATCTAATTCATGATGGAACTAATGTTGGTTGGCAAGAATATGGACAATTAACAATTCATTCTCAGGATGCTGCTTCTTCTGTAGGAAATATTGGAACCTTCTGGCCTTATATGTCAGGTAACGATCTAATTGTTACTTATACACCTGAGGCTGGACTTACTACTGCATATGTTAATTCTATTGCTATTGGTATAGCAACTGAAGGATATATTGGTATTGGTTCTTATGATATGCAGCACGGTGAGATGTCTGCTCAAAGTACTGGTATTAGTTCTAGTGCTACTCCAATTGCTGTTGGTATTGCAAGTTATAGTGATGCTTATGATGCTGGATATTGCATGGTTCAGATTGCAGATAAGATCAATGGTCATTATGAACTTGCAGAGGTTATCTTTATAGATGACTATACGGATGCAAGTAATGTAATGTTGACTGAGTATGGAAATGTACATACATCTACTGGACCTGCTGGTCTTGGTACTGGTGCATTCCCAACTGCTGGATTAGGTACTATTAGTGCAAGACGTACTACTGATAATCAAACAGAACTTACTTTTGTTCCTCATGCAGGAATTGGGGTCTCAATTACAACATTCTTAAATGTTCTTAGAGTTGAAGAAAATACTGAACTATTACCAGCTGCTGCAACTAGAGAAGTTGGTGGAGAACAAGTTAAAGATTTGGGTAATGCTTCTATTGAAAGTGGATATGCAGAATATGAAGGAACTGAAGTAGCAATTAAGAGAAACTTTGATCTTCAGCATAAGACAGAACCAATCTTTGAAAAACCATATGATGGATCATCTGCAACTATAATAGATGTTAGTGCTGATACTATTAGATTATCAAATCATTTCTTTGTTACTGGACAAGAAGTTTCGTATGGTCATACTGATGCAAGAACTGGAATTTCTTCTGCTATTGGAATTGCATCAACTTCATTCCCAGCTCTAGGAATCACGACAACTTATTTGCCATCTTCTGTCTTTATTATTAAGAAAGGAGAAGATAAAGTTCAACTTGCAAGAACTGCAGAGGATGCATTAAAAGAAATTGCTGTTCCACTAGATCTTACTCATGTTGGAATTGGAACCTCACATACTTTCATTGCTAAAGATGCAAATACAAAAGTAATGGTTGGGATTGATAATATGATTCAATCACCAATTGCTGGTACATCAGTTACAACTACTCTTGCTAAACATGTTCCTCTTGGTGAAGATATAATTTATTTCGCAGGAATTACATCATTCTTTGGTGCTGATTATATTCGGGTTGCTGCTGGAAGTACATCTGAAATTATGAAGGTACTTTCTGTTGGTATTGGTTCTACAAATGCAATTAAAGTTAATAGACCTTGGTTAGGAACAAATTTAGGAGTCCATTCTGCAGGGACAAATGTTGAGAAGATTAGAGGAAATTATAATATTATCAATAATAGAATTCACTTTATTGAAGCACCTTATGGAAAGACTCCACTATCTACATCTACTGCTGCTCCTGACGACAGAGATTGGGTTGGAATAACAACATCATCTAGTTTCCAAGGAAGAGTATTTACTCGTTCTGGTGTTACTGGAGGAACGTCTGAAACGTATTCATTAAATTATCTTTATGATGATATAACTCAGCAATTTAATGGATATAGAGATACATTCCCATTAACAGTTGATAAAGCAAATGTAACGGGTATTGCTACAAATAATGGTATAGTCTTAATTAATGGAGTATTCCAAGGACCAGGTGCAAATTATGATTATACTATGGCTACAGTTGGTTCTGCTTCTTCAATTTCATTTACAGGAACAGCAGCATCAGTTTCATATGATGTTAATACTGCGTCAATTCCTGTTGGTGGTGTTATTGTTTCAGTTGGATCTACTAGAGGATTTGGTTATCAACCATTAGTTGCTGCAGGTGGTACAGCAGTTGTATCTTTAGCAGGAACAATTAATTCTATTAGTATTGGAAATACTGGGTCTGGATATAGGTCTGGAATTCAAACAGTCTTTGTTGGTATTCATACAGAAACTTTCGGACCAGCAGGTATTACTAGTATTGGTACTGCTACTGTTTCTGATGGACATGTAAGTGGAGTAACAATTACAAATCCACAATTCTTCTACAAACCAAGAGATATTAGAAACGTTGGATATACTTCTATAACTGGATTAACTACTGTTACTACTGCAACACCTCATGATTTATCAGTCGGTAATGAAGTAGTAATGTCTGGAATCGCATTTACTTGTGATTATGCGGCAGCAGTTGGTATTCAGAGTGCTGTTTATACTCATACCACAGGTATTATGACCGTTACCACTTCAGTTGGTCATGGTCTATCGACAAGTGGTAAGGCTAGCAATGTTATATTAACTGGTCTTGCAATGACTTGTGGATTGGGTGCTACAATTAATCACATTTATCCAAGAAATAGAGACCAAGTATATGATACTTCGGTTGGTATTAAGAGTGATGGTACACCATATACGGTAACAAATGCATTATACAGTCCATTAACTGGTTTAACCACAATTACTGTTGCCAGTCATGGATTCTCCAATTTAGATAATGTTAAATTTGAACCAGAGTCATTAACCTTTACATGTGCTAAAGATGAAAATGCTACTGATCATTCCTATCCAAGAACTACTGATGTTGTTTATGGACAATGGTTACCAATTACAAATGTAACTGCCAATACATTCCAAGTTAATGTTTTGGGTGTTGGTACTACAGGAACTGCTTCTGCAGCACCATCTACAAATACAAGTGATCATACCTTTGTAAGTGCAACTACAGCTGGATTGATTCATAACGATGGTACAGTAACTGTTAATGTAACTGCTGCTAGAGGTCCAAGTGATCGTTATGAACATACTTTTGTAAGTGCTGATTCTAATGCTGTAGTTAGTGGTGGTAATTATGCACACACGTTTGATAGTGCTACTACAAATGGTGTAACTGTAACTGGTGTAGGAGCATTCACACCTACTGCGGCTACATATACGCCTTCAACAGGTAATATGGTATTGACCATTGCTGGACATTCATATAATACATCTCAAACAGTTTCATTCGCTACTGGTGCTATCACATTTACTTGTGCAATGGATGGTGGTACTACTACTCATGCTTATCCTCGTGCTGGTGATCCTGTAGCAGGAATTGCAACTGCTATTACGGCTAAAACAGCTAATACAATTACAGTTAATGTTGGTGCATCACCTCTTGTTAATTACACACCTACTAACGCATCTTATGATGATCAGACAGGTGATATGGTTCTTACAATTGGAACACATGGATTACAGGTTGGTAAATCTGTTAGACTTGCTGATGAGTCTATAACCTTTACATGTAATAAAGATGATAATGCAACTAACCATGCATATCCTCGTTCAACTGATCCATATTATCAGACAGCAGTAGGAATTGCTTCAACTAGTTCTACTACAATAACTCTTAATGTAGGTGCTGCATATGCTAGAGATCAATATATTCATAGATTTGTAGGTGCTGCTGGTAGTGCTCTTGTTACAGGGGGTGGTTATTCTCACGCATATGTTCGTGCCGATGATGATGCTGTTACTGCTGCAGTTAGTGGAACTAAGTTTACTCCAACTGATGCAACTTATGATCCAACTACTGGTAATCTAGTTTTATCAATTGCTGGTGTTAGCACTAGTGGCGCAGGAACAACTCATGGATTATTAGCACCAACTACTGCTACTGCTACTGCTGGTACTTACGATCCAGTAGTTGGTATTATGACATTGACTGTTTCAGGTCATGGATTCTTAGTTGGAGATTTTGTTAAACTTGCTGACGATTCAGTAACTTTCAGTTGTACACATGGTGCAGGTAATAAGACATATCCTAGATCTTCAGACCCATTAAGTGGTACTTGGGTGGGAATTGCTTCTACAAGTACTAATACATTTGCTATTCAAGTTTTAAATACAGTACCTTCTACTAATACAACTGCTCATACATTCCAAAGTGCTACAACTGGTGGTATACAGAAAGCAAATCAACTTGTTTCTATCGCAACAAGTTCTATCGTCTTTGCTTGTGAAATGGATCAGTATGGTAGTAACCATGCATATCCTCGTCCAAGTGATCCTGTAGCTGGTATTAATACGGTTGTTACTGCTACTACAAGTAGTACAATTACTGTTCAAGTTGGTGCATCAGTTACTGGTTTCCATGATGTTTCTGCTGCTACGTATTATGAGACCACTGGTGATATGAAGTTATCGATAGGTACTCATACATTAACTGATGCTGCTAGTATTAAGATACAAACAGATTCTTTAAGATTTACATGTTCTAAAGATAGTTACGCTACTCAACACAGATATCCTAGAAAGGGTGATCCTAAGTATGATGGAATGGTAGTTGCTGGAGTTGCTAGTGCTACTCAATTTACAGTTAATGTTGGAACTTCAACAGTTGCTACCAATTATATTTCAGGTGGATACGCCCAACCTGCAATTATTGCTCCTAGAGGAAATAATAACTCTGGAAGTGGTCAGGATAAGGCATTCCCTGGATCAACAGTTATAAGAGTATTAAGTCCTACTGAATTTGAAGTTAATACAGGTATTTCAACTAGACCTCATAATTATGCAAGAGGTGGAAGAATAGATCAAAGAATGAAGGTTGTATTTGACGAACCATTCTCTTATGAGAATATTCCTCTTTCATATAGTTCAGATTCTCCTAGTACTGGTGGTTCAGGTGCAAAGGCTGATGTAGTGGTAAGTCAAGGATCTACTGTAGTAGACTTTAAACTTACTAATTTGGGATATGGTTATGGAGTTAATCATATATTAACTCTTCCTATAACTGGATCTATTGGAATTCCAACAACAGCAAGTTATGTGGATACTAAGGAATATCAAGTTACAGTTACTCAAGTAGATAGTGATGAATTTACTGCATGGTCTGTGGGACAAATTCAAGTTCTTGATGATTTCTCCAGTTTGTTTGATGGTGAAAGAAAGACTTTCCCAATTTCAAATGGTGGTGAAGCATTATCAATTCAATCCAAACCAGGATCACTTGTAACTGTTCAAGATTGTTTGTTCATCTTTGTTAATGATATTCTACAGATTCCTGGTGAATCATATACATTTGGTGGTGGATCTAAAATATCATTTACAGAAGCACCTAAAGCAGAAGATAGTATTAAGTTCTTATTCTATAGAGGAACTGGTGGAGCAGATGTTGTTGATAGAGATATTATTGAAACAGTTAAAATTGGTGATGAACTAACACTTGGATATAATAGAGGTTTAGATCAAAAATCTTGGTTACAAGAAGAGGATAGAACAGTTGTAGAAGTTGCTTCTGCAAATGCTGTTGATACTGATTCATATGATGGACCAGGTGTATGGGAAGAGACTACCGAATATAGACCAGTTGTATGGACTAGACAGACTGAAGATAAATTTGTTGAAGGAAAGATTGTTACTAAAGATCGTGATCTTTATAAAGCGACTCTTTTCCCATCTGCATATCTAACTCAAACTGTTGGTATTGGAACAACTATTGCATATGTTGATAATGCTAGACCATTCTTTAATGATAAGAGAGAAAATAAGGTTTCTACAGAATTCCAGAAAGATATTATTATTGTAAATAACGCAGAAAGAGTAGGAGCATATGCAACTGCTATAGTTCTTTCACAGTACATCCCAACTGATAATACAGGTGGAGGAATTTCAACTATTTCTATAACGAGTGGTGGTAAAGGATATACAAGTGCTCCTACTGTAACAATTGGAACTCCTGTTGGTGTAGGAACTCGGGCTGGACTTGGAGCTACTCAAAGTGCAACTGCAACAGCTACAATTGCTAATGGATCTGTTAATTCAATAGCACTTACATCTGCTGGTACAACTGGATATTTCCACGGATCTGAACCTCCTATTTTAATTGGACCACCTGTTGCTTTGACTGAGACAAATACTGTAGTTACATTTGCAGGGGATCAAGGTCTTATTACTGGAATAGGAACTACATCTCTCGCTACCAATTGGAGACCGACTTTAGCTGGTATTCCTACGGGTCTTGTATTTGATATGGTTATTCCTTCTGATTCTTGGTTAAAAGAATCTGCAGTTACACAACCTGCCGCAGCTGCAGTATGTGGATTAACTACTGGTGATTTCTTCCTAGTTCGCAATTCAAATGTTGGTCATGGATTAACGTCTCTAAATACTATTAATGGTGCTGTAGGCGTTGGTACTACTTACATAGATAATGTCTATAGAGTTGCTCATTATACAACTGGTGTTGGTACTGATGCAATAGGATACGGTTCAACCACTTTAACTCAAGTAGTAGTAAGTGTTAATAGTCTTAACGGACTAACTGGTTTAGGTTATAGCGTGTTCTTTGGTGAATATAGTTGGGGTAAACTTCTTCTTAATGATCGAAGTGTATCTCGTGCATATACAGTTAATACTTCAAATGGTGTTACTGGAATTGAAACAGGACCAATACTCAAGAGAGTTAAATCTCTAAAAGTAGGAAGTTATTCTACTGACTTTAACATTTAATCAACTAAATAACTAAAAAATTATAAAAATGTCAGCCATTATAACTGATCAGATCAGAATATTAAATGCGACGAATTTTGTTGCTGGTGTTACTACCTCTACAAATTCTTATTATACTTTTGTAGGTCTTCCTAATGCTACAGAAGTTCAATCTGATTGGGATGATGATCCCCCAGCTCCTACTGATAATTTTCAGTCGGAAAATGATTATTGGGATACTATAATTGCGCTTAAAAAGATAACTGCTAGTGACGTAAAACAGGTTGTAAGAAAGAATGCTTGGGCATCTGGAGTATCATATGATTACTATAGATCCGATTACAGTATTACAAATACACCAAAACATGCACAGGGAACTACCTTATATTCTGCGAATTATTTTGTTTTAAATAGTGATTATCGAGTTTATGTTTGTTTGCAAAATGGGACTACCCCAGAAAATCCTGATGGAAAACCTTCTTTAGATGAACCAACATTTACCGATTTAGAACCAAAAGCAGCAGGTTCAAGTGGTGATGGATATATTTGGAAGTATCTTTATACTATTAAACCTTCTGAATTAATTAAGTTTGATTCTACTGAGTATATGCCAGTTCCTGGTGATTGGTCTACAAGTAATGATAATGCTGCTGTTAGAGATAATGCAGTAGATGGTGGAGTTAAAATAGTTGTTATTAAAGATCGTGGAGTTGGTTTAGGAACTGCTAATAGAACTTATACAAGAGTTCCTATTAAAGGTGATGGTTCTGGTGCAGAATGTACAGTTGTAGTTAATGCTGATGAGAAAGTTGGAACTGTAGATATTTCAAATCAAGGATCTGGATATACTTTCGGTACTGTTGATCTTGTTGCTGGAGGAATTAGTAGACCTGATTCTTGGCCTCAATTAGATGTTGTTATTCCTCCTGAAGGGGGTCATGGAAAGAACATTTATAGAGAATTGGGAGCAACCAATACTCTACTTTATTCTCGTATTGAAAATGATGCAGAAAACCCAGATTTTATTACTGGAAATCAAATTGCTAGAATAGGTATTATTGAAAATCCTAAAGCATATGGTTCTTCTGAAAATCTTGAACTTGATAAAGCAAGTGCAACTTATGCATTACGTTTAGTTGGTACTGGTTACAGTAGTGCTACTTTTACAGGTGATTCTATTATTTCACAAACTACAGGATCTGGTACAACTGCAATTGGTAAAGTTGTTAGTTATGATCAAACAACTGGAGTTTTGAAATATTGGCAAGATAGAACTATGGCAGGATTTACCACGGTTGGAGTTGGGACTACTACTCCAATTTATGGATTTAAAGCAGAAAGATTCACTGATGATATTGCATCTGGTGGGAGTCTGACAATTAACGGTGGTAGTGCTACTTTAGCAATTGCCACTGCATTTAGTGGTCTCTCAACCTCAATAAATAATAAAACATATTACCTTGGTCAAACGTTTACAAATGGCGTATCAAATCCAGAAGTCAAAAGATATTCTGGCGATATGATTTACATTGACAATAGACCAGCGATTACTCGTTCTTCTAACCAAAAAGAAGATATTAAAGTCATATTGCAGTTCTGATAACCCATGGCTCAATCAACCAATCTTAATGTATCGCCATATTTTGACGATTTTAGCGCAGATAAGGACTACTATAAAGTTCTTTTCAAGCCAGGTTATCCTGTTCAAGCAAGAGAATTAACTGGTCTGCAATCAATATTGCAGAATCAGATTGCAAAATTTGGTCAACATATGTTTAAAGAGGGATCTAAAGTAATCCCTGGTAATACTAACTATGATGGTGAATATTTTGCAATACAGATTAATAAGACTCACTTAGGAATTCCTGTAGAATATTATATTGAACAGTTATTAGATAGTAAAATAGTTGGATTAACTTCTGGTGTAACTGCTATTGTTAATAAGGTTTTAAAATCAGAGAATTCAGAGAAAGGAAATTTAACATTATATGTCCAATATCAATCATCAAATATTATAGATAATCTTGGTGGAGAATTTGAAGATGGAGAACTTTTAGCTGCTGATATTGATATTGTTTCTGATGTAGATAGTAATACATATATTCCTTCAGGAGAATCATTTGCATCAGCAATTTCGGATAATGCATCTGCAATTGGTGCTGCTTTTTCAGTATCAGAGGGTGTCTATTTTGTAAGAGGTACTTTTGTAAATGTAAGTACAGAAACTCTTATTATAAGTCAATATACAAATGATCCTACGGGAAGGATTGGACTTAGGGTAATTGAAGAAACTATTAATTCAGATGAAGATCCATTATTAACTGATAATTCAAAAGGATTCAATAACTATTCTGCTCCTGGTGCAGATAGACTTAAGATAACTTGTTCATTACAGTTTAAAGAATCTGATGATTATAATGATGATAATTTTGTTGAGTTAGCATCTGTTAAAGAAGGAGCATTGATATCTCAGAAAGTAACTACTGATTATTCTTTCTTAGCAGATGAACTTGCTCGTAGGACATATTCAGAATCAGGAGATTATACTGTCAGTCCATTTAGAATTTCTGTTAGAGATTCTTTAGATAATGGAATTGCAAATAATGGCGTATATCAACCAGGACAAACTACGGAACAAGGAACTGTAGTTAGTGATGATCTTGCTCTTTATGAGATTTCTCCTGGAAAGGCTTTCGTAAAAGGTTATGAAGTTGATAGAATTTCTACTAAATTTGTAGATGTTCAAAAACCAAGAACTACAAAAACTTTAAAATCGCAGGCAATAGAATATAATACAGGTGCCGCACTGCAACTTAATAACGTACAAGGTGCAGCTCAAATTGGAGTTGGTAATACTTATATTATTAGTTTAAGAAATCAAAGACAAGGTGCAGCAAGTGCAGCAAATATTGTATCTGCTCCTGGTGAAGAAATTGGACTTGCAAGAGTTTATGATTCTGCTTTAGAGTCTGGATCTTATAGTACAACAAATGCAGTACTTAATGAATGGGATATTTCTCTATATGATATTCAACCATATACAAAAATAACTCTTAATGCAAATGCTACTTTAAATACTCCAACATTCATAAAAGGAAAATATAGTGGTGCTACTGGTTTCTTAAGATCAAGTACAACTGGTACTAATGTTGTAGTATATGAAAAGACTGGAGAATTTGTTAAGAATGAACCATTTTACTTTAATGGTATTGAAGATTCTCGTGTTGCTGTAGCAGTTACTTCTTATGGAATGGCTGATGTTAAGTCTCTTTATGGTGGACCTGGTATAGGAACTGTTGGTTTTGCTAGAACATTTACTGCAGATATTATACAAAAACCCGAATATATATTTGGTAATGCTAATTTAGAATCTGCAACAGGTTCTGGTGCGGTTTCTATTAGTACTGTAACTAGTGGAGATCCTTTATTCCCAGGAAAATTAAAAGTTGGCAATCTTCTTAGATATGGTGGACTTGGAAATAATGATTTCTCATATGGAAGAATTACTGAAGTTAATACTAATGATGTTGTTATAACTGGTATTACTACAGTAAGTGGTGTTGCTGAAGGTGCTTTGTATAAGGGTACTGCTGGTACTACTTTGGAAATTCCAGATTTAACACTTATTACATCTCCATTTGCTAAATCTTTAGACAGTTCTTTATATACACCTTTCCCAGAAGAAAATATTTCTAATGTAGATCTTCTTGATGCTAGTTTGAAGATTAGAAAATCCTATTCTGTTGTTATAAATGCTGCCACTAATGCTATAAGTGCAGCAGTAGAGGCTGGAGACAATCAGACTTTTTTACCATTTGATGAAGAAAGATATGCTTTACTTAGAGCAGACGGTACAACGGAAACACTTACTACTGATAAATTTACTTATGCTGCAGGAAATACTCAACTTACAATTAATAATGTAGGAACTGATTTAAGTGCAAATCAAGAAGCAACTTTAATTACAACTCTTACTAAACTTAAACCAACAGCAAAGATTAAACGACTTAAGAGAGTTAATTCTGTAGTTGTTGATAAATCAACTGTATCTGCATCAGGAACTGGTACTACTACTTTAAATGATGGATTAACATATGGTTCTTATGCTTATGGAACTAGAGTTCAAGATGAGAAAATTTGTTTAAATACTCCTGATGTAATTAGAATACTTGGTATCTATGAGTCTGTAGATACTGGAAATCCATCTCCTCCAAAGATGACTTTGGTATCTATTACTGGTACGACAGGAACAACTCGTGATCTAATTATAGGAGAAACTATTACTGGATCTGATTCAGGTACTCTTGCAGTTTATAGTGAGGAAATAAGTGGTTCGCAAATATCCTTTATCGCAAGAAATGAATCTGCTTTCCAAGAAGGAGAAACTGTTACTTTTAATGAGTCAAAAATTCAAGCAGTTATAACAGCATTAGATGAACCAAGTGATAGTATTGGTAGTAACTATACCTTTAATACGGGACAAAAAGGAACATTCTATAATTATGGATTTATTACTAGGAACAATGATGCTAAAGAACCAAAGAAATCAATAAAAATTTATTTTGCTAGTGGATATTATGAAGCATCTGATGAAGGTGATATTACTACTAAAAATTCTTATGATTCCTTTGATTACAGTTATGATATCTCAGATATTGATAATATACGGAACACTGATATAATTGATATTAGACCAAGAGTTTCGGAATATAGTGTAGATGCTGCTAATGCAAGATCGCCATTAGAATTTTTGGGTAGATCCTTTAATGGATCAGGAAATTCTGCTGCTAATATTTTAGCATCAGATGAAGCTATTACTACAAATTATGGATATTATTTGGGTAGAATTGATAGAATCTATTTAACTCAGGGTGGAGAAGTAACAGTTCAGCAAGGATCTCCATCGGATATTCCAGAACCACCAGTAGGTATAGATGATGCATTAGAACTTGGTACAGCGACTTTACCTCCATATCTTTTTGATCCTTCAAATGCAGTATTATCTTTCTTAAAGCATAAGGGATATCGGATGCAAGATATTCGAAATCTTGAAAAGAGAATTCAGAATCTTGAATATTATACTTCTTTATCTCTACTTGAGACTGCTACTGAAAATTTATTCATTCCAGATGCAAATGGTTTAAATAAATTTAAATCAGGTTTCTTTGTTGATAATTTTGTCAATTTCCAAACACAGGAAGATGGTGTTAGAATCAAAAATAGTATTGATAGGGTAGGAAAAGAAGCAAGACCAACTCATTATACAAATTCTATTGATCTTCAGGTTGGACCTGTTGAAGGTGATAATAATATATTTAATGGTGCTGATCCAGAAGGTACGAATATTCAAAAAACTGGAAATATCATTACTTTAAAATATGAAGAACTTAACTGGTTAGAGCAACCTTTTGCTACTAGAAAAGAATCTGTTACTCCATTTTTATCATCTTTTTGGAGGGGTGATATTGATTTACGTCCTGCATCTGATACTTGGGTTGATACAGTTAGACTTGATGCTAAAGTAATTGAAGCTGAAGGGAACTATGCAGAAACTGTAGCTGCAGCAGAGAAGAGATTTGGTGGATTTGATCCTCAGACGGGATTAACAAATACCATATGGAATGGATGGGAAACTACATGGACTGGGACTCGTACTGATGTCAGTACTAGAACAAGAAATGTATCTACTACAAGAAATTGGAATGGTGGAAGACGAACATGGACTCCTGGAAATATGATCGCTGTAATGGAAAGAAGGTTTACTTCAACTACTAATAGTACATTAAGAGATACTTTTAGAGATAATTTCAGAACTGGATTTGATCAAAGAAGTGGTTCTAGACAACTCATAACTGAAGATTTTGATCGCCAATCTATGGGTGATAGAACTATAAGTGAAGAACTCCAACCATTTATGCGTTCTAGAAATATATCAATACAGGGTAAGGGATTTAAACCACAGACAAGATTATATTCATTCTTTGATGATGTGGATGTTAATAAGTATATTACTCCAAAATTATTAGAAATTGAAATGGTTTCAGGTACTTTCCAAGTTGGAGAGACTATAACTGGTGAGATGGAGAAACAATTCCGTAGTGTTATTGGAAGCCCTTATATTAAGTTTAGGGTTGCTGTTTCTAATCATAAAGAAGGTCCATATAATAATCCTACAAGAATATATCAAGTTAATCCATATGATGCAGAGAGTGCAAATCCAACTTTAACTTTAGAAACTTATGCTGGAAATCCAGGAACTACTCAACTTCAGGGTACGACTGGCGGTGCTATAGTTCCAGCATCATATTCATCAACTTCTACAACATTAAATGTAGATTTAGAATCTTTAGATAATCAACCACAAGGTGATTTCTACGGTTGGATTAAAACTGGAATGATCCTTAAAGGAGGAACTTCTGGTGCAGAGGCTAAGATTGTTAATAAAAGAGTAATTTCTGATTATGCTTCTTCTGCTTTAGCAAGTTTCTTTATTCCAAATCCAAATATTGGTAATAATCCAAAATGGGCAACAGGAACAAAAACATTTACTTTTATTGATAGTGATATTAATGAACTTGAAGATGCAGATACTATAGGGCAAGATAATTATGAAGCAAAAGGAACTCTTAAAACAGTTCAAGAACAAATCATTTCTATAAGGAATGCTAAGGTTGAGAATGTTAATACTATTGAAAGAAGGGATGCTGAAGAATTCCTTGGACGTGATACAAATACTGAAACACTTTCAACTCAAACTACTACTACATCTAGAGAAGTAGAAATTTCTAGAACAGCGAGAAGAAGGCGAGGTCGTGTTCATAACAGGGTCAATAGAAGAAATAGAAGAAGAGCAAGAGGAAGAAGAGGAAGAGGTGGAGATCCACTCGCACAATCATTCTTTGTAACAGACTCAACAGGTGTCTTTGTTACTAGTTGTGATATTTATTTCTCTGATGTAGATCCTAATAATATTCCTGTTATTTTTGAAATTCGTTCAATGCAAACGGGAATGCCTACAACAACTGTTTTACCGTTCTCGCAGATTTATAAAGATGCTGATGAGATTACAACTTCTACTGATGGTAGTGTTGCAACAAGGTTTATTTTTAAATCACCTGTTTACTTACAAGGTGATACGGATTATGCCATTGTATTAAGATCTTCTTCAGTTAAATATAAGGTTTGGATTTCAAGAGTTGGTGAAAATGATACTATAACTGATGAATTTGTTTCTCAGCAACCATCTTTAGGATCTTTATTTAAATCTCAGAATGGTTCTACATGGAATCCTAGTCAATGGGAAGATCTTAAGTTTATTTTAAATAGAGCAGACTTTGAACCTTCAGGTAGTGTGGAAGTTTATAGTCCAATTCTTGGTGAAGGAAATGCTCAGATTCCACAATTACAACCAAATTCTATTAGTCTTCAGTCAAGAAAGATTAGAGTTGGATTGTCATCGATTTTAAGTAGTGCCAATATTGGTTTAAATAATGGTACTACAATTAGTCAAACTGGATCCAATGCAACAGGTAATTTAGTAGGATATGCAGGTAGTTGTGCTATAGCAGCTATGGGAGTTGTAAATGCTGGATTTGGTTACACTGATGGTACATTTACTGGTATAGGGTTAACTAATATAACGGGTAGTGGTTCTGGAATGGAAGCAACTGTTGTTGTCTCTAGTAATGTAGTGGCTTCTGCAACTGTTACTACATCAGGAACTGGTTATCAAGTTGGTGATGTACTTGGATTTACTACAAGTATTGGTATGCATGGAAGAGTATCTGTGGTATCTCTTGGATCTACCAATCAATTGATTCTTGATAATGTTCAGGGAGATTTTGCTGTTGGTGTTGCTAATACAATACTTTACACTAATACTATTACTGGTATTACTAGTGAAATGAATTGGGGTGCAAACAATTCTGGTCAACCAGGTATTGGAGTTGCTAGTGGCGGAATTGCTGCTGTTACTGATGGATTACACTTCGTTGTTAATCATAAAAATCATGGTATGCATCATGAGACTAATAGAGTAACACTTTCTAAGATAAATTCAGATATTATTCCAACAAAATTATCTTTACCATATAATACTAGTTCTACAGCTGCAATATCAATTGATGATAGTAGCAATTTCTCTAGTTTTGAAAATGTTTCTGTTGCTTCGTCCAATCCTGGATATGCTAAGATTGGCGATGAAATTATTAGTTATACAGGAACTTCTGGAAATAGTTTAACAGGAATTACAAGAAATATAGATTCTTCTGAATCTAGAGATTATATTAAGGGTGAATATGCCACCAAATACGAACTAGGTGGAGTTTCTTTGAGAAGATTTAATACTACTCATATCTTAAGTGATGTTAGTACTTCAAATCCACTTACTCTTGATTCTTATAATATTAAATTGAATATGGGACAAGCAGGTATTGGAAGAAGTAGTGCGGAAAGTTTCCCAATACTTTATATGAATGATACTAAGTCTAGTGGTGGATTTAATATTCATGCCACTCAGAACATGCCATTTGAAACAATTTATCCAAATGTTCATAATCTTACAGTTCCTGGAACTGGTATCAGTGCTAAAATTAAAACAATTAGTGGAACAAGTATTAATGATGGATCAGGAGATGGAACTGATTCGCCATTTGAAGAGCAAGAAGTTGAGAATGTTACGTTAAATGCAAACAACACTTTAACTTCTCCACGTATTATTGCTTCTAGAGTTAATGAAACTAATAATGCTGGTATTACTGTTCTTCCTGGTGATAGATCATTTAATATGAATATCAATCTTACTAGTCAAGATTCCTTCCTATCTCCTGTCATTGATATGGAAAGAATTAGTGCGATTTTAACTTCCAATCGTGTTGACAATATGGTTTCAAATTATATTACTGATAGTAGGGTCGATCTTATTAGTGAAGATCCTAACTCTTGTCAGTATATTTCTAAGGAAAATGTGTTAGAAACTTCTGCAACTTCAATTAAGATTATTGTAGATGCTTCTGTTCCCGAAACTGCTGATATTAGAGCATTCTATGCTATCAGTGAGGATGTAGGATTTGATCCAGTATTTAATCCATTCCCAGGATATAGTAACTTAGATGGACACGGACAAGTTATTGATCCAGCTGAAAATGATGGAAAATCTGATACTTTGATTCCTAAGAATCTTGAATTTATTGAATATACATTCACTCTTGAAAATATACCTTCATTTAAATCATTTAGAATTAAACTTGATATGACATCTACTAATCAAGCATTTGTTCCAAGAATCAAAAATTTACGAGTTCTTACACTTGCCTAATATGTCATATTTAAAGGTAAAGGATCGTGATGATATAGTTAGAAATCCCACAACTAACTGTATTGTTAATACTAATAAATCCCAATATGAGCAATATATAGCTCGTAGAAATTTAAAAAATGAAGAGCAAGACAAGGTGGATACTATGGAAAAAGATCTTGCTGTTTTAAAAAGTGAGATTACTGAAATCAAAGACCTTCTGAGGAATCTGGCCAATGGCAACTAAGAAACTTACTTTCGATCCAGAAGCAGGTGTAGCATATTCTGCTGATCTAACTCTTAATACAGGTGCAGATTTTACAGGTACTTTTGAAGTAGTAGATACTTCAAATACAGGATATAATTTTTCAACAACAAATTCGGTTGGTATTGCTACAACTACAGGATGGACAGGTTCATCTCAGATGAGAAAGAGTGTTGCTGTTGGATCTGGTACTACTGCTACAGCAACATTTGTTGTTGGTATTGATACTACCAGTGCTACTGCAGGTAAATTTACAATTTCTCTAGGATCAACTGCAACAAGAAATATAGCAGAAGGAAGATATGTCTATGATGTTCTCGTAAGTTCAGGTGCTACAATTTATAGAATTGTAGATGGAGACATCTTAGTAAGAGGCGGCGTGTCCTCTGCACCCTAAATACTGAAGGAGGTATTGTATAAATGGCACAACCAGCATCTAGAAACGAACTTAAAGAATATTGTTTACGGCAATTGGGAGCTCCTGTGCTGGAAATTAATCTGGCTGATGAGCAATGTCAAGATTTAATTGATGATGCTGTTCAGCATTTTCAAGAAAGGCATTATGATGGCATCGCTAGGATGTATCTAAAATATAAATTGACTGAAGATGATATTAAAAGGGGACAGGCAAAAATAGATGGTGGGCCAGGAATAACAACAACATCAGCTACAGCAGATATTGCTGGATCTAGTGTAACTTTTAATTGGCAAGAGAGTAGTAATTATATACAAGTACCTCCTGCAATTATTGGGGTCAATAAGGTACTGCGTTTTGATGGTTCTAACACTATGACTAATAATATGTTTAGTGTTAAGTATCAGATGTTTTTGAATGATATTTATTATTGGGGATCTACTGAAATATTGACATATGCTATGGTAAAGACATTTCTATCTGATCTAGATTTTGCATTAAATACAGAAAAACAAATAAGATTTAATCAAAGACAAGATAGATTATATTTGGATATTGATTGGGGTGGTGTATCAAAAGGAGATATTATAATAATGGATTGCTTTAGGGCATTAGATCCAAGTGATTATACTAGAGTGTGGAATGATCCATTCTTAAAGCGTTATTTGACTGCCATTATGAAGAGGCAGTGGGGTCAAAATTTAATCAAATTTCAAGGAGTTAAATTACCTGGTGGGATAGAACTTAATGGTAGACAAATTTATGATGATGCACAAACTGAACTTGATAAGATTCAGGAAATGATGTCTAATACTTATGAAGTTCCGCCATTGGATATGATAGGTTAATAATATGGCACTTAATCCTTATTTTCAACAAGGAGCAAAGAATGAGCAAAGTTTAGTTCAATCTTTGATTAATGAGCAGCTGAGAATGTATGGAGTTAATGTCCATTACATGCCCAGAAAATATATGACGACTAATACTATTATTAAAGAAGTAGTAGAGTCGAAGTTTGATGATGCTTATCCTATAGAAGCATACGTAGAAGATATTGAAGGTTATGGTGAAAATCCTACTCTTCTTTCAAAGTTTGGAATTCAACAAACTAACGAATTAACATTAACAATTTCAAAAGAGAGATTTGAGACTTATGTTTCTCCTTTGATGAAGAATGAAGATGGTATAAAATTAGCAACTAGACCTAAAGAAGGAGATTTGATATATTTTCCATTAGGGGATCGTTTATTTGAAATTAAATATGTAGAGCATGAGAAACCATTTTACCAACTTAGAAACACTTATGTTTATACATTAAGATGTGAACTCTTCCAGTATGAGGATGAGGTTATTGATACTGGTGTTGATGAAATTGATGATACTCTAGAGTCTACAGAAGGTGTTGATGGTGGTGATTTCATCATTGGTGGAACACAAGTATTGACTATGGTTGGTACTGCATCAAGTGCAACTGCTGCAACAATGATTGTTAATGGTGGTATTCAATATGTTGATATAAGTAATAGAGGTAATAGTTATCTTTATGCACCTAGAATTGGTATTAGTTCTGCACCAGCTGGTGGTGTTACTGGTGTAGCAACTGCTTATCTACGTAGTGGAATAGTTGTATGTGCTGGTGCTGGTGATCCAGATAATCAGAAAGCAAGTGTGGTTCAAAATGTATATCTAGTCAATCCTGGTGCTGGATATACCACAGGGCCTGATATTGAATTCTATTCTAATGGGGACGGAGGAACAGGTGCGGCTGCTACTGCTGGTATGTCAAATGGTGGTATTGGTATTGTTACCGTTACTGGTGGTGGTTCTGGATATACTACAAGTCCTGTTATTACATTTGAAGCACAGAATGGTATATCCACTACAGGTGCTGCTGCAACTGCTGTAGTTAGTGCTGCTGGTACTATATCTGCAGTTTACATATCTAATGCTGGTGCTGGTTATACCGTCGCACCAACAGTCTTTATTGCTCCTCCTGCGACAAGTGATGCATCAGGTAACTTCGCATTTAATGAGGTTGTTACAGGTGGTACAAGTGGTACTACTGCTAGGGTAAGAAAATGGAATGCTGTTACAAATGAATTGGATGTATCGACTGTTGAAGGTTCTGGATTTGTTAATGGAGAAATTGTTACAGGTGCATCATCTGGTGCAACTCAGTCTATAAGGACAATAGATTTAACTAATTTTGATGATGGATATGGAGAGAATGATGAGTTTGAAACACAAGCAGATAATATTTTAGACTTCTCTGAAGGTAATCCGTTCGGACAACCCTAAATATAATATAAGAGGTGTGTAATTATGTTTGAGTATTTTTATCACGAGATCTTTAGAAAGACAATTATTGGGTTTGGTAGCCTGTTTAATGACTTGTCCATTAAGCACACAGATTCTGATGGGAATAAAACAACAACAAAGGTTCCTCTTGCATATGGACCTATTCAAAAGTTTTTAGCTAGACTAGAACAATCTCCAAATTTAAATAAGTCTGTAGCAATGACATTGCCAAGAATGTCATTTGAGTTTGTTGGACTTACCTATGATCCTTCTAGAAAGGTTACTACTACTCAGAAATTTACTGTAAAAGATCAGACTACTGGAAAAAATACAAATAAGGCATTTATGCCAGTTCCATATAATATGCAATTTGAAGTTGGTATTATGTGTAAATTAAATGATGACGCACTTCAGATTGTAGAACAGATATTACCATATTTTCAACCTTCCTATAATTTGACAATTAAACTTGTCGAGACATTGAACGAAAAGAAAGATGTTCCTATTATATTAGAAAATGTTACTTTCCAAGATGACTATGAGGGTGATTTTAATAGTCGTAGAGTCTTGTACTATACATTAAGATTTACTGCTAAGACATACCTATTCGGACCTGTTTCTTCTGCTACTTCCGATATCGTCAAGTCTGTTTCTGTTAGATATCTTGCTGGTGGATCTAAGAGTACAGAGAGAGATGTTACTTACTCAGTTACTCCAAGAGCAACTAAGGATTATACTGATGATGTTCTTACTAATCTTGCGGAAGATATTACAGAGACAGATACTGCAATTAATGTAGATGATGGTACTAAGGTTACCGTTAGTACCTATATTGATGTTGATACTGAAGAGATGTATATTACCGCAATTAATGGTAATAAGATTACTGTTGAGAGAGGAAAAGATGGAAGAGTTGCAACTGCACATGTTAGAGGTACACCACTCAAGGGTATTACAGCTGCTGACGATGCTTTAATAGAGATGGGTGATGACTTTGGATTTAGTGGTGAGTACTCATGAAGATGACTAATCTAGATGATGCTTTTAATGTAGAAGTTTCTGAAACTCCTGAAGGTGGTTGTGCTACTAGAAAGGATCAACTTACTAATGTTACTCCTGGTGGTTTAACAAAACCTGATAGACTTACTCAGACTGATATTACTAAGGACTATGAGTATACTCGTGGTAATCTTTATAGTATTATAGAGAAAGGTCAGGAAGCAATTAATGGTATTCTTGAACTTGCTGAAGATAGTCAGATGCCTAGAGCATATGAAGTTGCTGGTCAATTGATTAAGAGTGTTTCTGATGCAACTGATAAATTGATGGATCTTCAGAAAAAATTGAAAGATGTTAATGAAGAACAACAGAAAGGGCCAAATACTGTCAACAATGCATTATTTGTTGGGTCAACTGCAGAATTGCAGAAGTTATTAAAATCTGGACTCAGCGAGAAATCTAAATAAATCAGGGAGAAAAATCCCAAAGTATCAATACTAATAGTCTTTAACAATGTCTGACGACAATCTTGAAAACCTACCTTCAATAGAAGATCTCATAGAAGGTTCTGAATTACCATCTGTTGAAGATTTTATTGAAAAGGAAAAGGATGAAGTAGAAGAAATTATAGCAGAAGAAGGTTTTGAAGAAGAAACCATAGATGATAAAATATCTGTAGAAAGTCTTGGAGAGATATTACGTCTTATCAGTGATGTTAGGAAGGACATACCTAATATTCCTGAAATTAAGTATTACGACAAAGAATTAAAAGAATTATCTGAACATATTTGGGAAGTTAAGAGAAGTGTTGCAGAAGTTCCTGAACCTAAAGATTACGACGAAGTATTAAATAAACTTTCGGAGCAAGTTGCACATTTAGAAGCAGGGCTGCAAGATCTTCCAGAAGCAAAGGAGTATGATCAGGAAATTTCTGATCTTGATGATAGAATTGATATTCTTAGGGAATCAATTCCTGAGATTCCAGAACAAAAATCTTATGATCTAGAAATAGAAGCAATCTGTGAGCAGATTGATAAAGTTAGATCTGAGATTCCAAATTTACCAGAGTGGGTTAATGAGGATAGTCTTCCCGATCTTTCTTGGGTAGGTAGAACTTTTAGTGTAATTGATGATGATTTTGTTAAGGTAAAAGACCAAATACAGACAGTTAGGGATAAGATTACCTTTGAAGTAAAAGAACTTACAGAATCATTAGAAACAAAGGATTTTGAAAGAGGTGTAGATGTTAAGTCTGTACAGGAAAATCTAGAGGATACTAAGGAAGAATTAAAGGAAAGTATAAAGAAAACTACTGATAAAATTTATGCTGAATTAAGAGAATCTGCTTTAAAAATTTGGGACTATCAAAAAGCATTTAAAGATGATGATCGTAAATTAAAGAAACAAATACTTGGCGAATATCAGGTATTAAAGAAGAATGTTAATGAACAGATTGAAGAATTTAATAATAAGAATGTAGAAGCACAACAAACTGTTAATACATCTCTTAGAGTTTATTTTGAGCAATTACAAAAAGAGATTTCAGAACTTCCTGAAGTTAAATATTATGATGAAAATATTGATGAATTAAAAGAAAATATTTCTAGATTAACTGAAAAGGTTGAAGATAAAGGAACTAACATTGCTGAACTCTATAGAATTGTTGATGAGTTAAAAGGACAACAAGAAGTTCTTACAGAGAATGTTAAGTATGGTGATACAGATCCTGGTAGACCCATTACTCCCGATCCTTCAGAGAAGCAAGGTCAAGATCCTCTTACTCCAACAGGTGAAAAGTTTGCAACATTAAAAGATTTAGCAGCTAATTATAGATTATTTGTTAATAGGGTTGAGCAGCAGTTATATACCATCGGTGGTGGCGGTGCTGCTTATGTAAGAGATCTGGATGATGTTAATATTGCTGGAATTACAACAGGTGATTTATTAATATATGGTGGTGGAACTTCTGGTACTCATTGGGTAGGAATTGGAAGTACATTATTATCACCATCAACAACATTAGATGATGTATTAGACAATGGTAATGTGTCTGGTATTGGAATGAGTGTTGGAGTTATTACTGCTACTAGTGGATACTTTAGTGGTATTTTAACAGCTGCTTCACTTAATTATGATGTTGTAACAGATATATATTCGACAGGTATTATTACTGCAACCAAAGGAATACAGATTACAACCCTTGGTTTAAATATTGCAGCGGGTGTTGCAACACTTACTGATGGGCTTCGTGTAGGTTCTGCTGCAACGATATATTCTAATGGTAATGCATCATTTGCTGGTATTGTAACTGCTTCATCTTATGTTGGTGATGGTTCTAATTTAACTGGACTTCCATCTGGAGTAACAATAAACACTAATGCAGATAATAGAATTATAACGGGATCGGATAGTGCCAATACATTAAATGGAGAATCAACATTAACTTATGATGGTACTAAATTCTCTGTTAGTACTGGTGGTACTATATTCACCAATGGTAATATTGCTGCTGCAGGAATAGTAACTGCTAATGGTGGATTTGTAGGTGATCTAACTGGTGATGTAACTGGAGATGTAACAGGTACTGCTGATACTGCCACATTAGCTACTAATGTTACAGTTACTGCTAATAATAGTGCTGATGAAACTGTATATCCAATATTTGTAGATGGTGCAACTGGAACTCAAGGAGCAGAATCTGATACGGGTCTTACATATAATCCTTCAGATGGTAACCTTACAGCAACTACATTTACTGGAGCCTTAACTGGTAATGTAACTGGTAATATTAATGGTGATTTAACAGGTACATTACAAACGGCTGCACAAGCAAATGTTACATCGTTAGGGACACTTACTACACTTACAGTTGATAATGTAATAATCAATGGAACTACTATTGGTCATACAAGTGATACAGACTTAATGACTCTCGCAGATGGAGCAATAACTCTAGCTGCTCAAACTAATGTAGGTACTGCTGCTACCATATATGCTAATGGTAATATAACTGCTGGAATTATAACTGCAACGAATTTTGTTGGAGATGGTTCTGGATTAACTGATGTTCCTGGTGG